CACTGATGCCAGTTACAAAGACATTCGCTGCTGCGGTTTCGGTTGTTACGCCTAATGCAGTGGTGCCCTGAACTCCAGTAACATTAACAACTGCTTTTGCATCTACTGTTACGCTACCTAATTCAGCGGTAGCCGATAACCCATCTACATATTCTTCAAGTAAGTCTAGCCCCCAGCTGCCTCTGCTGTACGGGCCGGAACCCCAACCTATGTAGTCATTAGTAGACGCCACACTTTACCTAGCCTTAGACTAAGCAATACGGATGATAGCGTTAGAGGCGTCTGCTGCAGGGAATATAATTGTAAAATCACCCGCTGTAGAAGTTTTATCCGCCCCAAAATCTAATACGGCTACTGCAGTATTGTCAGTGCTATTGTATATTAATGCACCGCGAGCAGTAATTGTCGCTGAAGTCCATGTTACATCACTAAAATCAATAAACGCTGTAGTACCTGTTGAGGTTGGGATTTGTGATACTACTAAAGTCTCACCTGTAGCTGTATACCCTGTACCCACTACTTCGTTTGTAGATGAGTATGCTGTAGTAGCTGCACTGAGTGTTGCCGTTGAGGTATACAATGCGATTTTATAAACCTTTGTTGTACCTGTGTTGAAATTTTGTGCACCGCTCAATAATTGAACTTTAAAGCTAGTGCACATTGCTTGTGAAATTGCCATTTTAACCCCCTAAATTAACTTACTGCTTGTCTATATTGTCCAGAACGGTACGCATCTTCACGTAGTTTACCATCACCAAGTTGTTTTAGTAAACCAATAGCTTGTACATATAGTTGCTGATATTGTTGAACCAAATCGGCTTCACCCTTCATAAATCGAATAGCTTCGACGAGTGCCCCGTTTAATAGCGCAGAGTCAAACTCATCACCTAACCAAGTAGTACCCGCTGTAACAATAGACTCTGGATAATATCCGTAATGAAGTTCTACCCCATACGCTTTATCCGGTGTAGGTCCAACTATAAACGAATTATTATCAAAATATGCGTAATATTTAGGCTCACCAGCAGCGGTGCTACTTTTAGGATATGCTTCCCGCATAAAGTTTACATCTTTATTAATAAGATATAAGTAATTACCTAGGTCATCAATAACAGCTAACGAGTACGAATACAAAAAGTCAGACGGACATCCTACATATTTGTTGCCTATAGTCATGTTACCGGTTACATTTTTACGGATTGCAGGTATTTGAACAGTGTTATATATCTTCTGCTCAGCCTGTTCCGTAAACATAGCAAGTTCTTGCGCTGTGAATGTATTTTCACATATGTTTTGTATATTGGTACATAAATCGGCGTAGTTCATTTAATACCTCTTAAGCCATGGGACCGCGGGCTGTCTTACCTTTAGTTGCTGCACCTGCACCACGTTGTACAATACCTGTGGTTTTAATGTTTTCTTTGCCGGGGTCGCCAACGCTTACTCGCATTGCTTCCATACCGGGTTTAATTTGTTGTGCTTTTAATTTATTCGGGTCTTGCGCCATTTTATACTCCCTATGATGTTACTATTACTACATTTCCAATAAACCCAGTACCTGTTACACCCAACGGTGGTACTAGCCATGCCCTGCTTTGTGCGTACCCAGTAAAGTCTGGGCGGGGGTTTCTAATCGCTTGTGGGTCGTCCACTGGGAACGTACCTAATTTAAGCTGCGGGTGGTCCATTTCCCAGCACTCTGGGCACACCTTAATGTTTACGTCGTGGTCTTTAATAACAAGGTTACGTAACTCACGTAGTTTATATCGGAACCCACAACGGTCACACTCCGATATTGCCTTATTACCTGTTGCGTATCTATTACCCATAATTAGTATTTACTTGAAATGCGGGGCACAAACCTAATAGCTGCCTTTTCTCTATCTTCCCCTGCAGCTAAGTCAAACTGCTCATCGTACATTTGTTTTAACATAGGCACCCTGTCGGCTAGTTCCGGCACTTTAGCTGCAATGTGGTACGCAAGCCCTGCTGTAAGAGCAGGTAAAAATCTAAAGCTAACATCAGGAGTTTCTACGCCTGAACCCGCGTCTTGTAGCCTACGTAAACGCCAATATTTTAACACATAGTATGGTTGCAATACGGTACCTTGATTCGGTACAGGCCATAATGTTACTTTTGGGTTATCTCGCAGGCGTTGTATCCATATTTGTATTGGGCGGCCTTGATTTAGTTTAGCCGGTATACTTGCATACGTTGATACGCTTATACGGGAGATAGTTAAATCTGATTGTGTTGAGGCATTACCCGAACCAGTACGAATTACATGTTCTAGTAGGTCTATAGTATCTGAGGGCAAATCGTATGTAGCTACGCCCTGAAGTAAGTTAATAGTGCCTTCTTCGATAGTCCACATGTTAATGCCACGGTTTTGCCACTCTATGGTCATTAAGTTCATTGAACGACGTGCAGTACGTAAGTCATATCCAGAACGCATCTCACGCCCAGCTCTCTCCCACGCTTCTTCTGCTATCTCAGTAAACTCTAAATTAAATGCTGTGGTGTTTGACGTGGTCATATGTTTTTACCAAATAAATACTACTTCAACTATGCCTAGGCTAACAATAACATAATGGTCATCTTCAATTAGCTCGTATTGAGCCCCTACTGCAAATCCACAAATCATTCCGATACTGAATAAGTGCATCATGCTATTTTCCTATAAGGTTTAACCTTACTCTTAATCTTAGCAGGTTGAGATACAAACTGCTTGCCTTTTGCCTTCACGTTTTGCTTTTACACCTTTTGGCATCTTAGGGATACTGACGTCTCCACCTTTTTTATACTCGGTGAAATCGGTATTGTCTCTACGCTGTTTCTTAATACCCTTTGGTATTTTAGAGGGCCTAATTGCGCCCATGCCCCTAGAAGCCATCATAATATTCCCCTTACAACATCTTACCGCGAGTTTTACCTTTAACACAGCAGCCATCAGCACGTTTAGAAGCAGAACCTACAGAACCGCCTTTTTTCATTGGTCTATTAGCTTTTATAGCGTTAGCAGCCGCCCGCGCAAAACCTGAACCCTTAGCCGCTGGAGTTGGAGGATTAGCTTTTATTTGGTTTATCGCATCTCGTGCCGCACCCATAAAACCTGAACCTTTATTTGCTTGTGCTTGCTGTAATGCAGGCTTTATTTTTGCTGCTATGTTTGACATCATACCCATGATTAAATCATCCTTCCTTTAGTTTTACCACGAACTGCGCAGCCATCAGCGCGTTTAGAAGCAGAACCTACAGAACCGCCTTTTTTATAGGTTTTAGTTGCTTCGTAATTCTCTGCCGCTTTTTGATTTCGCATGTCTTGTTTTCTATCTACCATGTCGGGTGACATATAATCTTCATCCTCATCCATAGTCATAGGCATTACTTTTTTAGCTTTTGGTTTTAATGCAGGGATGCCTTTTGGCATAAGTTTTTTAGCTTTTGAAGTATCCATGATATTAACCCTTTTTCTGTGCTGCGATTTTAGCTAAGCCACGACCCATTTTCTTCATGTCTGCATTGGTTTTACCGCCTTTGCTACCTGAACCTTTAGGGCCATTTTCAATACCAACTGAAGGACCTGAGTTACCTAGGTTTTTACCAACAGTTTTACCTTTTTTTGCTACGCCGTCGGCGCCTGATTTGTAAGCCATAATTAAATCATCCTTCCTTTAGTTTTACCTTTTTTCTCGATACCGCCGCCTTTAGCCATACAACCGCCTTTTTTAAGCTTAGCTAGGTCAGTTTTCTTACCACCGTGCATTTGTTTATCATGTATGCCAATAGCTTTCTTAGCCATCTTTTTGTCCTGCACCATGTCCATCTTTGTGTTTTCTTTAGCCATCATAGTTCCTTTATTAACATTTCCAGCGTTTAAGTGATGCCGCTTTGCGTGTAGGCTTACCATTCTCGTCTTTCATAGGACCCGGCATACCTGACATACGGGCACAAAACGATTTCTTGCGAGGACCACCTTCTGGCTGAGGAGCTTTTAAGTTAGACCCTGTTGCTGCATTGTATTTTGCACGGCCTTTAGCAGTAAGTCCAGCACCTTTCGATACGGGTAATTTCTCACCACGACCAACTGCTAATGATGGCCCGCCTTCTTTAAACTTCTTGCCCTTGTCCGCTGCATTAAACTCTTTTGCTACTTTAGTAGGAATACCCACCTTCTTAGCAAATTTAGGATTATGGGCGGCCGCAGCCATCAGCTTAGCTTGAGGTTTACTCTTGCTCGGCATCTTCCACTACCTCTTTAACAGGCGCGTCTTTTTGAAGTTTAGCTTTGCGAATGTCTTTAACTTCTTCTTTAGCTACTGGAGCTTTTTTGTCGCCCCGGCCGTTTTCGTTTACTATCATACTATCTCCTATCCAAATACTTTATGTGCAAATTGAGTGACCAAAGCACCAAGAGCGCCACCAGCACCGCCAACCATCATTAAGACTTTCCAACCGCCGCGAGCTTCTGCAAGGGTTGTGTTAATATCGTTAAGCATTGCTTTAACTGATTCCATGTCCTGAACCAGCTTATCCATATCAGCTTGTAGATGTTTAATCTCAGTTTCATGCACTGCTAGCTCTCGTTCTACGCTCATATGTCACCTAGCCGTAG